TATGCGGCGCAATTAATGAAGGAGATGAAATAATGTCGGATAGAAACTCACGCACTACAAACACTCGTGAAACGGGTGTACGCAAGGTGTCATGGCAGCGACCTTCAATGTTACCAATCCCCGAACCCAAGCCCGGTATTGAATATCGTTGGGTCCGCACATCTACTCTTGGGAACAATGATAACACGAACGTCTCTTCCAAATTTCGTGAGGGATGGACACCCGTCCGTGCTGCAGATCATCCAAACCTTCACGTTGTGTCTGATATCGAATCCCGATTCACGGACAACATAGAAGTTGGTGGATTGCTGCTTTGTCAGAACTCTACCGAGAACGTGCAAGCTAGACGTGAAGCCCAGCTAGATCAGGCCCAAAACCAGATGAGTGCTGTGGACAATAGCTACTTGCGCAATTCAGACCCGCGTATGCCCGTACTAGACCCAGAACGGTCAACGCGATCATCATTCGGCAAGTGACCTGAAGGGGGAGCTTGTCTAACTTAAATTAGGAGAAGAGAGATGGCTTTAACAGCAGCTCCCTATGGCTTGAAGCCCGTCAAACGTGCTGACGGAATGCCATACGCTGGGGCAACGTCCCAGTATCTCATCGATCCCGCTGGCGAAGCGACTAACCTGTACTACGGGCAAGTTGTTATCATCGGGGCCGATGGCTATATCGCACTTTCAACTGCAACAGGCGCAGACATTACAACCAATAACCTTGGTGGTAGTGGTCTTGGTGCTATTGGTGTCTTTGTTGGTTGTGAATATGTAAACTCATCAGGCCAGTTAGTTCAGGCACAATACTACCCAACGGGTACATCTAATGGCGATGCTATAAAAGCATACGTTGTTGATGATCCAAATGTACTTTTCCAAGTACAAGCGGATGGTGCTATGGATCAGTCTGACATTGGTGCGAATACTTTGTTTGCAGCAGTCCAGTCTACTACAACTGGTTCAACTACTACAGGCAATTCGACTACTGCTGTGGACGCTACTTCACAGACCACAGCCGGTGCGTTCCGTATTGTCTCTGCAGTGTCACCAATAACAGATGCTTTCCCTGACTTGTTGGTAAAGTTCAACCCTTCAGCGCATAGTATGCTGAACAACGTTGGTATTTAAGGAGGTTAAATAATGGCTATTTCACGCGCCCAGCTCCTTAAAGAGCTACTGCCGGGTCTCAACGCTCTCTTCGGGCTTGAGTATGGCAAATACGATAACGAACATGCAGAAATCTATGAGACCGAGAACTCAGAACGTAGTTTTGAGGAGGAAGTTAAATTATCAGGATTTGGCGCAGCCCCAGTGAAAGCTGAAGGTTCTGCTATTTCTTATGATAATGCTCAAGAATCGTTCACAGCTCGTTACAACCACGAAACGGTTGGAATGGGTTTCTCCATCACTGAAGAAGCGATGGAAGATAACTTGTACGATTCATTGTCTGCACGTTACACCAAAGCCTTGGCTCGCGCCATGGCGTACACCAAGCAGGTTAAGGCCGCTTCGTTGTTGAACACAGGCTTCACCACCTTTAACTCAGGTGACGGCGCTACATTGTTCTCAACAACACACGGTACTGTGGCTGGCGGCAACAACGCCAACCGTCCAGCAGTAGCTGCGGACTTGAACGAAACCTCGCTTGAGCAAGCTGTTATTGATATCGCAGCGTTCACTGATGAACGCGGCCTGTTGATTGCTGCTCGCCCACGCAAGCTTGTAGTTCCACCTGCGTTGATGTTTGTTGCAACTCGTTTGCTTCAGACTGAACTGCGTGTAGGTACAGCGGATAACGACATTAATGCTATCAACACTAATGGTTCGATCCCTGAAGGTTACCGCGTCAACCACTACTTGACTGACGCAGACGCCTTCTTCCTGACTACAGATGTTCCAAACGGCATGAAGCACTTCATCCGTACTGCTATGCAGACATCTATGGACGGTGACTTCGATACAGGTAACGTGCGCTACAAAGCGCGTGAGCGTTATTCTTTCGGCGTATCCGACCCACTAGGTGTGTACGGTTCACCCGGCGCATAAGTTCAATTGAACTTTTAGAGGGGGGCTGCTTCGGTAGCCCCTTTCTTTTTTAAATAACATGTGTATACTTTTGTTATCCCTGACAGCTACATGGTGTGGCTGACACAACCCACGACAGGAGATATCATGGGCAATACTACTTTTTCAGGACCGATTCGGTCAGGCACAATTAAAGATACAACAGGCACTATCGTAGGCACTAACATTGCTAACGTAGGTCAAGTTGTTCTGCACCAACGTGCAGCTATAACTCAAGCTTTAACTATTGCTGCACAAAACCCTGCTACAACCATTATAATCCCTGCTTCCAGCATAATCCTAGCAATAAGATTATATGTTGCAACTGCTTGGACTGGCGCTGCCACAACAGGCGGAGTTGGCTTTGACGATGGCGCTATCATAACCGCAGCAGCTCTTACCGCAGCAGGTGGCGCAGCGGGAGGTACTTTAGGTGTTATAAGTATTGGAAGTGGCGCAAACGCAGGTCGAGTAGCTAACTGGACTAATGTCGGTACAACTGACAAACGGATTCGCTTTTTAAGTACAAATACAGGTAATGGCGTGGGTATTCTTGAAGTTCAGTACGTGCAAGCAGCTAACGCCGCAGTACAACCGTAAGGGAGATTGACATGGCTGGTCAAGAAGTAAGGGCTTTTAACTTTGCAGCAAACGAAACTGCCGCACTTGTAGGCCCATCACGGGGTAGGTTGCAGGGGGTTCTAGTAAACGCCGCTGCCGCTGCCGCGTTTACTATTCGTAGTGGCAGTGCCACGGGTGAAATTCTACTTGATCTAACATTACCTGTGGGTTGGAATGACGTGTACATACCAAATGATGGCATACTCGCTGACAATGGTTGTTTTGTTGCCGCCTTCACTGGCACAGGGAACACGATGACCCTACTCATAGAGTGAGTTATGGCTGAAAAGAAAAAAGGTACTATGAAAGGCCACACCATAAAAGGTGGTCAGAAACGCCCTACTAAATCTGGGGCGGGTATGACCAAGAAAGGTGTGGCTAAGTACCGTAAGGATAACCCCGGCTCTAAGTTGAAGACGGCGGTTACGGGTACAGTAAAGAAAGGTAGTGCAGCCGCCAAGCGGCGTAAGTCCTACTGCGCCCGATCTGCGGGTCAAATGAAGAGTTTCCCTAAAGCAGCTAAAGACCCGAACTCTAGACTGCGCCAAGCTAGAAAAAGGTGGAAGTGTTGATGAAAGTTGAAGGAGTTCTTGCTTTGCTTGAAAGGCATGAAGAAGAATCAAACAGGCGGTTTGAGAATATAGAAAAACAACTGGCTCGCTTAGACATGCGTCTTTGGGGTATAGCCGCTTTAATTATTGCAGCTTCTGTAGCAGATAGGTTTTTGTAATGGCAATGGCTAGAAGTTCTATGTCTAAGCAACTTACAGGCAACCGAAAGAAGGCTGCTACAAAGATGGCTACTGGTGGTAAGCCTAAATCTAAGGTCAACGCCGCAAAAAACTACACTGACCCAGAGAAACGTAAGAGGATTTTTAACAAGATCAAAGCTGGTGGTAAGGGCGGTGCGCCGGGTCAGTGGAGCGCACGGAAAGCTCAGATGGTTGCTAAGGAATACAAAGCTCAAGGTGGGGGATACACATCATGAAGGGCGTAAAGCACTATAAAAAAGACGGTACTGTCCACAAAGGCGGTACACATAAGATGCCTGATGGTTCATTGCACACAGGTAAAACACACGGCAAAACAAGTATAAAGCTAGTTCATTATAAAGATTTGGGCAAAGCAGCAAAGGCTAAAGCAGATGGCGCTAGAACCAAGCCAAAAAAGTCTTAAAGATTGGACTAAGCAGAAATGGCGGACCAAGTCAGGTAAGCCATCTACGCAGGGCAAGAAGGCTACAGGGGAACGGTATCTACCGGAGAAGGCCATAAAGGCTTTGTCAGATAAAGAGTATGCCGCTACTACTAAGGCAAAACGTGCCGCGACTAAGAAGGGCAAGCAGGTTGCCAAGCAGCCCAAGAAGGTTGCGAAGAAGACGGCGAAGTATAGGAAGTAGATCATGGCAGTAGTAACACCAGACCTACCGGAACTCTTTGAGGAAGCATACGAACGTGCTGGCCTTGAGATGCGTTCTGGCTATGATTTGAAAACGGCTCGTAGAAGTCTTAACCTTTTAACATTGGAGTGGCAAAACCGTGGCCTTAATCTCTTCACTATCGAAGCTGGCACTCTACCCATTACGGCTGGTACAGAAACTTACACGCTACCTGCGGACACGATTGACCTCATCGAACATCAAGTCCGAACAGGTACGGGTACAAATCAAATCGATACCGCCCTCTCAAGGGCGAGTGTCTCCACCTACGCCCAGCAAACTAACAAAAAAACGCAAGGTAGGCCGACCCAAATCTACGTCCAAAGGCTCCCAACCGAAACAAAAGTAACTTTGTGGCCTGTGCCAGACGCTACCACACCGTATACTCTAGCCTACTACAGGCTGAAGGGTATCGATGGCTTGTCTGCTGGTATTGGTGGGGATGTATCTTCCGTCCCACCAAGGTTTGTTCCATGCCTCGTTGCTGGAATGGCTTATTATTTAGCAATGAAGAGAACAGAAGCTTCTAATAGAGTGCCGCTTTTGAAGCAAGAGTATGAGTTCCAGTTTCAACTCGCGGCGGGTGAAGACGAGGAAACAGCATCAATCCAATTCGTCCCTTTTGATACGTTTATGTCGGGTGGATAATGGCTTACGCAAGATCAAAATACGCCTTCGGGTTCTGCGACAGGACAGGGTTTCGTTACCCTCTTAGTGATCTTGTGCCTGAGTATAACAACGGGGTTAAGACTGGTTTCCTTGTTGGCAGGGACATCAAAGACCCAGATCAACCCCAGAACTTCCTTGGGCGTATAAAGATTAATGACCCACAATCCCTACGAAACCCACGCCCAGACACCTCTCTGCTGGAAAGCAGGGAATTATTTGGTTGGAATCCAATTTGGAATTCGGCTCAATATATGGTAGCTTCCGTGGGAAGAGTAACCGTAACCACAACTGACGGAGATTAAGATGGAAAGATCGATGCGCCCTAGAAGCCGAAAAGATAATAAAGGCATGTCCCCAAAAGAGCTAGAGGACAGCACCAGCAGTCCTGACGGTCTTACTATAGAAGAGCGCAACAAGCGCGAAAGAGCCGCCAAAAAAGCTAAGAAGCCTGTTGCTATGATGAGTGGCGGCAAGATGCCTAAGAAGATGAACAAGGGCGGTAAGAATGCCCCAAATACCTCAATGGCTGATGCCGTGGAGGCACCCTCGCCCGGCATCAAACCCGCCCGAAAAGGCCCATCGACGAAAATGTACAGGGATAAAAGAGATGAAAAAGATCTCGCTGATATTCTGGCCGCGCGCGACAAGTTTAAGGATCGTGGGAAAAGTGGAGAAGGAGCCAGAGATAAAAGATACGCAGAAATCGGGCGTGAATATAGAAAGAACGAAGCTCTTTTAGAAGAATATGGAAAGGATGCACCCAAGTCTAGAACCTTTATGACGGAAAAGCAACCTGACAAGAAATCTTACGGTGGAAAGATGACTAAGAAGATGAACATGGGCGGCGGAACGGGCAAGTGCCGTGGCATGGGAGCTGCTACTCGCGGCGGAAACTTTAAAATGGGTTAAGTTCAAATGAACTATGCAGAGCTAACGCAGGCCATACAGGACTATACTGAGAATAACGAGACAACATTCGTCTTGCAAATTTCTACGTTCGTAGAACAGGCCGAGGAGCTTATACACCGCACGGTGATGATTCCAGAGCTTCGCAAGAACGTAAATGCAAATGTGGATCAGAACACTCCATACATGGCTAGGCCGTCAGATTTCCTTGCGCCGTTCTCTTTCGCGGTGATTGATGGCAGTGGTAACTACAACTTCTTGATAGAGAAGGATGTAAACTTTATGCGTGAGGCTTACCCTAATCAAACGGGTACAACTGGTCTTCCTAAGTATTACTCTGAGTTTGACGGGGACTTCGCGTCAACTAACTCGCCGGGTAACTTTATCTTAGGCCCAACGCCTGATGCGGATTATGAAGTTCAATTGCACTATTACTACGATCCACCTTCAATAGTAACGTCTAGTACTTCTTGGCTTGGGGATAACGCTGAAGAAGCTCTACTTTACGGAAGTCTAATAAACGCATATGTGTTTATGAAGGGCGAAGCAGATGTGATGTCTATGTATCAGCAAGGCTTTGACAACGCTATGAGGCGTCTAGTTGTATTGGGAGAAGGTAGACTGAAGCGGGATAGTTACCGTGACGGCGAGCCAAGGATGGAAATGTAAATGTTTGAGTTAAAACTTGATACACCTCGTGATGAAAAGATTGTGCTAGTAAACACAAGTGACCATAGAGGGTTTACTCCAGAAGAACTTTCTGAGCAATGCGTTCAGAAGTTGATCTCTGTATCTGATACAGCACCCCCAGCTATCAGGGATCAAGCTCGTGCTTATAAAAAGCACGTTGAGACGCTCGTTGCATTTTATATGCGACAAGCTATTCGCAGTGACCGCACAACTGTGTATAATACACTTAATGATGCGGGACATCCCGATCTGGCTGACCTCATAAGGAGACTTTAAAATGGCCTTTACTGGAAACTACATGTGTACATCGTTCAAGAAAGAACTGATGACGGCTACACATAATTTTACAAACGGCGCTAACGTATTCAAGCTGGCTCTGTACACAAACAGTGCTTCTTTTACTGCGGCGACCACAGCCTATACAGCGACTAACCAAGTCAGTAACTCTGGCTCGTACTCTGCTGGTGGCGGGGCTTTGACCAATGTCACACCGACAACTTCTGGTACAACAGCGTTTACGGACTTCAATGATCTTACGTTTACTTCTGCGTCGATCACTGCCCGTGGCGCGTTGATCTACAATGATACAGCCTCTGGTGATCCAACCGTTGTTGTATTGGATTTTGGCGCAGACAAAACGTCTACGTCTGGGGACTTCCAGATTGTATTCCCAGCAGCAAATGCGAGCAACGCTATTATCCGTATAGCCTAAACTCTCCAGAGGGGTAGCAGGTTATGGCGGACGCCAGAGTAGTTTTCACAGGCTGGGGCCGAAGTAGTTGGAGTAGCGGAACTTGGAGCAATCCAGCCGTTACCCTTCCTTCGGCTTCTGCTTCTGTTGGTACAGTTACTGTATCAGGCGATGCTTCTGGTGTCGCTATTACTGGTATTGGCGTTACGACTGGTGTTGGCTCTGTTTCTATTGAGGGCGCAGCAACTGTACCGACAACGGGAATAGTCGCCAGTGGTGGTGTTGGGGGTGTAAGTGTTGTTTCTGAAGCAGTTGTTTCACCTACAGGTTCTGTGGGTACTACAGCCGTTGGTTCTGTTGTCGCGTCCATACCGAGCGAAGTAGCTGTTCTTGGAATACAGGCGACTTCTGCGGTTGGTTCGATTACATCTAGTGCCGGGTCGAGTGCTGTTCTTACAGGGATTGTAGCAACAGGTGTAGTTGGTGGCTTCCCAACGCAACCGATTGGAGTCTCTGCAACTGGCGGTGTTGGTGTTGTTTCTGTCAACGGCACTATGATTGCCTTGGTAACAGGAGTCGTGGCGACAGGTGGAGTTGCTTCGGTAACTGTATCGGCAGATGCACCTAATATAGCCGTCACGGGTCTTAATAGTACAGGCGCAGTTGGTTCTGCTGCTGTAGTTCAGGGCGCGGGTATAAATGTAAATGTCACTGGTGTTTCCAGCACATCTGCTGTGGGTTCTGTTACTGCTACAGGTGGGGTAGGCGCAGTTGTCACAGGGATTGCAGCAACAAGTGCGTTAAATGGAGTTACTGCTACAGGTCTAGCGAGTGTTTCCTTAACGGGTTTGGAAGCAACAGGCGTAGTAAATGGACTACCGCAAAGTGTTATTGTCTATCTAACCGCCTCGAACAATTCGGGCTGGGGCAGGGACTCTTGGAGTTCTGGTGCGTGGAGTCAACCTATTGCTTCTAACCTTGGCATGTCAGGTGCGGTAGGCGCTGCGTCTGTTTATCTCCGCATTCAAGTGCCTGTAACAGGGATACAGGTGACAACGGGTGTTGGTTCTGTTAGTGTCACCACAGGTACAGGTATCGATGTTCCTGTCACGGGGGTCGAGGCAACTGGCCTGATAGGCCCACGAGGGGTAACAGTATGGGGCCGAATAGTCCCTGATGAAACGGCGGTGTGGACAAGGATTGCACCAAGCGCCGCAACAGAGTATATAGAAATTAGACCGTGACAGGAGGTTAATGCTTCATGGCTAGTACATACACAGTAAACAGCGGTATTGAGTTGGTCGCCAACGGCGAACAGTCTGGTACATGGGGTGATACTACAAACACAAACTTGCAGATTGTTGATCGACTCACAAACGGTGTGGGCGCGATTACTCTCTCTGGGACAACGCACACTCTTACGACTACAGATGGTTCGCTATCTGACGGTCACTATAAGGTGCTAGTGTTTGGTGGTTCTCCTTCTGGAACGAATACCGTAACGGTAACCCCAAATGACCAAGATAAACTTTACTTTGTAAAGAATGGCAGCGGTCAAACGGTTACTTTCACACAGGGTTCTGGCGCTAATGTTAGCGTTGCGAATGGCGACAGCAAGGTCATCTACCTTGACGGCGCGGGTTCGGGTCCAGCGGTATTTGATCTGACGGCAGACTTTGCAATGAGCAGCGTCAATATAACAGGCGGCGTAATTTCGGGAATTGCAGACCTAGCCATTGCAGACGGTGGTAC